GTATTGCGTGGTCTGACTGGCCTCTGCGGTGTTGGCGGGAATAAGTACTTTTACGGTTACGGTCATGTTATTTCTCCAAAATAGGTTGCGTGGTGATGAGCCGCAGGACTAGCACCGCCACCGAGATGATTACGCCGACGACCATCTGTTGCACCGGCGTGACCGGCAGCAGCGCGACATAGCCTTGCACGACCGACAGCACCGCAATCAGGATGGCAAACCAAACGGTTTTGGATTTGAGCAGTTGGATCATCATGCTGATATGGCCCCAAAGGTTTTCCAAGTGCCGGGGTTGCCTGAGGTTACACAGACAAACCCAATAAACCCACCAGCAGTTGGCGCAGAATTATAGATAATGTCGCCCTGCAAATAAGCACCGCTTGTTGGCGCAGCAGTGCCTAAATCGCGCCACAACATTTGAGTGTAATTTCCAGAATAATGGCCGCTGATACCCAAAGCGGCATTTGCCCCCGATGGCGCATTAACCGAGCTTATATCTCTTGCATAACCATTTGCGGGCGTTGCATTGCCGTCATACCACAGTATGTAATTTTGTGTTCCAAGTCCAGCCCACTGGTAGCCCCACCGCCCCGTAGTTTTGCTAAATGTCCACGGCAAAGCGTTTTTTGTATCCAGATAAGATAACCCAACGCCACTCGTTGCTGACTGCAAATACCCCATCGTATAGGTGCCAGTGGAAAAACCAACAGTTGATATAAATCCACCGTTTGCGGTATCGGTGTAAAGATACGGCCCAGTCAAACCGGCGCCCTGCAACCCGCCAATCACCATTGAAGGTGAAATAAAACTGCTTGGGGCGCAGTCGCCTTCGGAATAGCACCCTAAAAATACACTGCGAGCGTTTGCGTTGTCGGCTACATACGCCGCGCCGGTAGTGGTCGCCACCTCACATCCAATCCAAGTGTTACCTAAGAAACTGGAATCCCAAATACCACGATTTCGTGCGCTAAGAACATTGACCCCATGACCAATGCCAGCGTTGGAATCACCCCCTTGAACATAGACACCGTTTTGGCACTCCCACACAATAACGTCACGCAAACTCCAGCCGTTAGCATTTCCAAGTGTTATTCCCGAACCGGTAACATCGGCAACAATGTTGACGCCGTTACCCGCAAAATTAGTTACCTGTGAGTTTCTCACTTGCATCATTTGACGCATTGAAATGCCGTGACCACCTAACGCATCAGCAGTTCCAAGAGTGCCAAATATCCTCAACCCTTCAATGATGCAGCCAGCGCCAGAAAAACCTACATCAAACGGTAAAATATAAATGCCAGTGCCGCCAGCAGTAGTAAATTTTATTGTTGGGCAATCCGAATATCCAAGCCCAGAACCATCACCGTATAATTTAACTTGCATGGTAAGCTGGATTGTTGCCGAGCAGTTATAGATTCCGTAGGGAAATTTAACCGCAGGGGTGTTTCTATAAAAAGCACCGGTGCCTAAGATCGCCGCATTAATTGCTGAAACGATTGCGCTATAGCAATCGTATGTGCTGGTTCCGGCTTGAATAGCAGCTACTTCAGCAGGTGGTATGAAATCCAATATACTGATGGATTCTTGCAATTTAGAATGCACAGTGCGGCCTACTGCGCCCGATAAATTGCCAGACAAATTTGATTGCCGAAAGCCAATTAAAGCATCACCTAGCGCCGGGTTGGTTGTGTTAGAAAGATCGGCAGAAGAATACGGGCTACTAATGTTGTCATATGTGCCGATTGTGGTGCCGGTTGAATCTTTAAGCACAAACTTGTAATTAACCCCTTCGCTCGCCCACACTTCACCAACGGCCACGCGGCCTGCGGAGTTAAGCACAATCGGATTAGCGTGCGCGGTTACACCTGTGTTGCTGGTGTAGGTTGCTTCAGGCGTTGTGGTGCCTGCCGCGTAGGTGTAAATCAAACCACCAGCCAAAGGCACACCGTCGTTGGTAAAAAACTGCCAGCCTGCACCGGCAAAAAGAGAAAGATTAACGCTCATATTTAAATCCTTTTATCCAATGTCTTGAGAAACTGATGCGGTTTTAAATATTGCGCTGGCATTTACTGCATCATTATTTACAACCTGAACACTAATTAAATCACCCGCAGCAAAAGTTACGGAATTAGTTGTATCTGAAAATATGCCTGCGGCGGCGCCCGCTGCAATTGTAATAGTCAAAGCTGTCGCAACGCCATTTTTTCTGACTGTTAATACACATGAACCAAGAGCGCCTTGAGCCGTAGACGTTGAAACATATAAATTTCGAATTGTAGTTGCGGATGCAATAATTATTTGACCGGCAGCTTCAGTTGTCTCAAATGCTCTAGTGCTAAAATAAAATGTTGCTGACGCGGTAACGGAACTGTTTGATCTACCTATGTTTAGTGTGCCACGAATTACAGTAGAATTTTTTGATATTGAGCCGGTAGTATTTAAAGTTCCGGTAACTGATAGGCCAGTAGCAGATACGTCAAGAATTCGCGTGCCCGATATTAAAGCCCCAATGGTAGATGCTGATTTAATTTGTATATCTAATGAATTGCGCGAAATGTTGTAATTTGTAGGATCGCCAGAAAATAACGCTAAACCATTAGTTGCGTCAGTGACAAAACCATTAGTTGCCCCCGATGCGGTTACGGTTCCCGTTGCAGTTATCGTTGTAAACGCCCCAGTATTGGCCGTTGTAGCCCCAACCGTTCCGTTAATGTTGATACTGGCGGTGCCGGTCAAGTTTGTAACGGTGCCGCTGGATGGTGTGCCGAGAGCGCCGCCGTTGACCACAAATGCGCCCGCCGTTCCGGTATTGACCCCGAGCGCGGTTGTCACGCCGGTGCCGGTCGTAATCGTTGCGGGTGCTGCGCTAGCCCCACCGCCGACCACTAACGCACTGGCCGCGAGCGCCGCCGAGGTTGCCCAGGTTGTGCCGCTGCTGAAGTAAGGGATACCGCCAGAAGTGCCAGCAACCGTCAAGGCCAGCGTGCCGGATGTGGTGATCGGCGAGCCTGCAACCGAGATCAAGCCGCCGGTAAAGGACTGCGCCACACTGGTGACGGTGCCAGTTGCAGCCGCTGCCCATGTCGGCGTTCCGGCGCCTGCGCTGGTCAGCACCTGGCCCAGTGTTCCCGCCGCACTGACCGCCAGTGCGGGGCCGGTGCCGTAGACTATGCCGCCCGCCGTGGGGCTGTTGTCAAGGTTGTAGTTGGCAATGGTGCCGGTCTGCACAACCGGCTGGAGGTAAGCCCCCTGGATGGCGGCTTCAGCATTTTCAAACCGCGACATCATCGACATGAGCTGCGCGGTGTCGAGCGTAGCCAGAAAGTCACCCGATTGATCTTCGTATTGCGGGGCGATGTTCTGATTGATCTGAATCAACAGCTCGGCAAGGCTAGGCTGGCTCGGTGGCCCGAGTTGCAGTTCTTCCAGCGTGATGGGGTTGTTGCCGCTGCCGGTCAGGACAAACAGGTTGAGAAAGAACCGATACCATTCCCGCGCCATGAGGCCGGTGCGCTCGTCTACAAACGGCACCCGAGGCGCGGGAATATTGGTGATGTTGAGTTCGGCCACTAGCTACTCGTCGGCGTGACAAACAGTTCAGCGCCCATGATGGCGATCTTGACCGGATCGGTGCCGGACACCTCATACACCCTGTCGCGGATTTTCTCGGTCATGCCGAGCCGCCGCCAGATGGTGCGGGTGCCATAGGTGCCGATCTTGCCCATCGAGTTCCAGTGTTCGTTTGACCAGGTATGCCCCGCGTCGTCAGACCAGCGCAGCATGACTTGCGGATCGTAACCCGGTGCGGCGGTGTAGGCTTCCGTTTCCAACGCATAGCCGTTGTAATCCTCGGCGGGTTGCACTTGTGTCACCAACGGTTCGTTACCGTCGTTGGCCTCAGTGACTAACTGGTCACCGGCTTGCGTGGTCAGATAACCCTGCACAAACTCAGCCACAATAATGTCGCCGGATTCGGTGGCTAAATCTTCACCCGCATAAGCCGGATAAGCATTAAGCCCAATACCCGTTTCAGCGTCGAGCTGTAGACTGTGGTGCGCGGTGCGCTTGAGGTTATTCTGCCCCGTAGCCAACGCCCGCCACGACCGCAACCACTTTTGAATTTGGTCGTCATCGGCGTAAACGTCAAGATCAAAAGCATACAGCCGCCCGTCCTCGTAGTCGCCAACCACAACCTCGCTGTTAAACGCCATTTGGCAATTGCTACGGTGCCGTGTGAAATCCCCGTTTTCAAACCCTGCGCGTTCATGCCATAACTGTGTGGATACGTCATATACCCATGTTGCTTGGGCTGACGGGAATATCAGCACATAGAACGGATGCCCGTCTTGTTGGTAGGTGTAGGCAATAGCGTCTGTAATGTTGCCATAGCTCTGGATGGCGTATTCAACCGCATTGGTCGAGATCCGCGCTGGCGTGTAGCCATTGGCTCGGTAGACAATTCCACGGCCTCGGGCGTCCGATCCTAGCCAAAATACACTGTTGTCCAGCTTGGCAACGGAATACGCCGCCGCACAACCCACTTCCATAAAAGCGCCTTGAATCCGCGCCAGAGGAAAGTCGGGCGTTCCGGCGTCATACCAGACTTCGACGCTATTATTCCCAAACAGGAATACCTCGCGGTGATCTACAATCAGCGCAATTACGTTGTCGGGGTAGCCTTCGGCACTGGCAAAATCCAACGGGTCAATGGATGTGCCATCAAGCAGGCTGGTTACCCAAAACTTCTGCGAGTCCGGTTCGTTGAATACAAAATATCCATCGAGGTAGCCAACCGATCCCGCACCGGGGAAGTCTGCGTCGGTAATCTGCCCAAACACCGCGGTAGACGTGTTGTAGATGAAGCTGACAGGGTTACAAGCAATGAATAGCTGCGTGCCGTTGTCGGCCATGCTGACCGGCCCTGTGCCGGTTACAGAGCCAATCAAGGTAGCCGTGTAGTTTGTGGTCAAGCTGT